GTTTTTTGTCCATACCAGTAGTACATTTCACACTCTTCTTTGAAGTCAAGCATGTGTAAGTACTCCTCGTAGTCCATCCAAAGTTTAGTAGTAGATCCACCTTTAGTTGGTAAAGAGAATTCAGCTACAAAATCTTTAGCGTTTCCAGACATGTGGTAAGATTTTCTAACTGTAGTTAGTTTGTTTCTTACTAATCCTGGAGTTTCCCAATTAGAAGCATTTCCTCTAGAGAAATCAACTCCTACTGGTGCATACATTTGCGCAAAAAGAGCTCCTGATGCAACATCAGCTGCAGGCATAGTTGCTGTAGCTGCTGGGTTAACTAATTGAAGTGTGTATTTAAATGATGATCCACCAGCTACTTGCTGAGGTGCCGCCATTATACGTGCTTGTACCCCACTCTGAGATACTAATACGTATGGAAATACGAAGTGTTTGTCAGGAAATTCTAACTCGAAAGTTGCTCCTCCTAAACCTAAATTTGACGTTGATGCTGGTACCACTGCTACTGGTCTTGTTCTCAATCTGTGTGTAGACACACGATATTCATACTCAAGACGGTCAATAGACTTAGTGTTCCCAACTCCTTCTGTTAAGAAAGATAGTGGAAATCTAGCGTCGTCTTTACCTGCTAAATGAGTAATAATCGGAGACAATTCCGTAGGCTTGGATAACAAAGCATTAGATAGACTGTTCATATCAGTCATCTGTGAGTCATTGTAAAACGTTTTTTGAACGCTTATATTTGTTCCATTTACTGCCATTTTTTATTTTTTTTTATATTTATATTACAATTCTAAGTTTCCTTAGATGGTTGCCGTTATTAAAGTGATAGATCTAAATTTTCTAAATCTACATTACCGCCTTTTCTTCGAGATGAACGTCTAGTACTTTTAACTGACTCTTCATTCCTACTTATACGGTCTTTTAAAGATCTTGCATTTTGTGTCTTAGCTTTTGTTTCTACTAATCCCCCTAAATCAAAACCTTTATACATTAAATAATCAATAGCTAATTTTATATCCATATCAGCATCTTGATGATCTATGTCTCTTTGTGTTTGCCCTTCTTGAGTAACAGGAGTAGATAAATATTCAAAAAATTTATTTTTATCTCTATCTGGTACACTTATCCCTGCAAACTCTGCTGACTCCTCAATAGTGTCAGCTACACCGTTCCAAAATTCTGTTAATTTTTCTTCTTGAACAGCTTGTTGTTGACGTTGTTCTTCTACCATCTGCGATCTTTGCGCTTCTTGTAGATTAGATAATGCTGTTTTAGCAGCTTCTGCTTTTGAGTACAGTTTACCTGTATCTTCAAAATCATTTACCATTTCTTCTATAAATTCTTTATCATGCCCTTTTGTAGCAAAATAATTTGAAAGTAATTGTTTTTGAATACCTATATCATTTTCGTCAATCTCTAGCAAGTTATAATCCTTGTTAGGATCATTTGCTTCCATAAATTTTTGAGAATCTCCACCAGCTAATACATAATCTAAATGTTCTTTAACTAATGGGAAGGCTTCCATAACTTCATCAATTCTATCGTCAGCGATCTGACTTGCTATATCTGAAGTTAACTCTGCAATTCCTTCCGGAGTATCTTCATAATTTGCATTTTCAACGTCATAACCTAATTTATCCATAATTTCTGAGATAACTGAGTCATCTTCAAAATCGTTTGGATTTAAGTCTTCGTCATCTTCTTCTTCCTCTTCTTCTTGCTCCTCGTATTCTTCTTCGTTTTCTTCTTCGTATTCTTCATCTTCATCAGATTCAATGGCTAATTCTTCATTAGACTCATCTTCTTCTACGTCTTCTAGCTCTTCAAGTTCTTGTTCTTCTTGAGGTTCTAAAGGTTCTTCTATTTCTGGGGTAGTCGAAACTCCCCCACCACCAATAACATCATCAAAAGTAATGTCATCTAGCTGTATTTTTTCATTAGGCTGCATGTCTATATATATATTGGTTAATTGGGTACAAAACTATGTAATTATTTTTACCTTTTTCTCTTTTTTATTTTTTTACTATTTACTTTATTATATAACACTTTGCGGTCTATAAAGCCTCCAGTTTTCATGTTTTTTTTACTATCCTTAAATCCTAACGCAGCACCTGTTGCAATTGCCCCAGGAACAATAGCTTTATAGATATTAGGATTAGTCATATCAAACATGCCGCTATTACCTATTGCTGATTTTACTTTATTACTATAAGGAATTACAGCAGTATTATACTCTGTTTTGTAACTAGGAATTGGGGAAGTAGAAGTTCCATAACTTGGTTCTCGTTTTCTAAATTGGTTTACTCCCGTTTTATTTGTGTATAAATCATATCTATTTTTTCCATAACCTACCAATACAGGTTTTTGCCCAGGGCCGCTTCCTAACTCCTTAACACTTTGAGTCATATATTTATCATAATATTTTTTTGGGACTGTATATACTCCTTCTCCGTATTTAGCGGCACCGACTCCAGATAAATTATAAGCTTTATCAAAAGAATCAAATTTATTAGGAGAATGATGTGATAAAATATTAGCAGAAGAAGTTTGAGGATCTTTTAGTATATCAGGAAAAGCTTTTTTAAAGTTCTTACTATTCTGTTGTACAAATTGTTCAGGAGTACCAGTAAATTTAGAACCATCAGGATTTTTCATCCAAGTACCGTCAGCTTTAGCTTGTTGTTCAATAGCATTATACTCCTTCATTAACGGCTTGTTACCAGGAATTTCTTTATTGAATTTCCCCCAATCTATTTCTGATTTAAAACTATTAGGAGAACCTGGTAATTTTTTTGAATTATTTATAATAGGATTACCTTGAGGGTCAAAATGTTTTATATCTCCTGCTTCTAGTTTAAGTCTTGTTTCTGGGCTTAAAAAAGATCTAAATATTCGTTCGTCTTTAGGTACTTCAGTTATAATCTTACTTAAATACGGAGCGTGCTCTGGTAATAAAGGCGAAGGAGAATTTTGCGTAGGGGTTGCCGCTAGTTCTTTACTTGTAGGTTTAAGTTTATTTGTCTTTGTTGAAACTTTTAAAGGATTTAATTTATATGCATTTTGTCCTACATTTTTTGCAGCAGACAATCCTTCTACCCCAGTTCTAAATGCAGGCCCAACAACAGGTGCTATTTCTAATGCATCCATTCCAATTTTACCTGCACCTCCCAAACTAGGTTTTTTAACAAAATCTTGAACATCAGGTATTATATTCATTGCCCCATGTGTTGCAAATCCTGCATTAATAGCATTACCAATTGTAGCTCCTTCTCCTAAAGCTGTTAACCCAGGTATAGAAGTATTCCACGCAGCAGCTACAGAAGGTGCTGCACTAGCAAATGTAGCTTCACCAGCTGCTGCTAAAGCAGGTGCTCCAAATGCTGTTGCTGCTATTACTCCCGGTGCATAGTAAAGAGGATTTTGCACCATTTTTTGATTTTGCTTTCCAACAAGGTTTTTTCTTAAATTATAATTTGCGGCATTAATTTTTTCTTGCTGTTCTTTAGGAAGTTTTTTTATTTGGGCATCTTGTTTTTTAGATGTAAAGCCTTTATTACCGCTTGCAACATTTTTAGCATATGCTCTTGTACCCATAAACTCTTCCTCTTTAGATAAGCCTTTTAAAGGTGTGTCAAGTTTTATTAAGGCTCCCGTTTTAGGATTATATCCGTGAGTGCCTTTGTTAATCATCTTGTTGATTAAAGTATTGTGCTTATTATCATCAGTAAATGTCCTACTATTACCAGCCCCTAACTCTTTAATAGTTATTAAATCATCATACTGATCTTGAATTGGAGTTCCTGAAACAAAACTGTTTACCCCAGTTTTAAACTTTTCTTTTGGAGGTTCTGTATGTGTGTGAGCAGGACCGCCTTCATGGTATTTCTTAAAACCCCCTGACTTATATATTCCTGCATTTTCTAAAGTGTCATACTTACCTACTTTATCTCCAGTAGGTAGCATTTCTAGGCTTGGGGGTTTAGATTCATACGATTGTACAAGCCCCCCAGTTTCTCTTTGCTCTGGCTGTTCTTGTTGTGCAGCTTCCTCTTGTTTTCTAAAGTTAGCTTGTTCTATTAATTTAAATATAGGGCCCTTGTATCCTTCTGCTAAGGCACCCTTAATTATTTCCATTTGCTCTTGAGAACTTAACACTATTTTCCTTTAGATTTAGATTTAGATATTTTTACTTTATTTTCACTGTCTTTTCTTTTGATAGCTTCCCCTGATCTGTTTGATCTTTCATTTTCATTAGATTGTCTTTCCCTTAAAGCTAAGTCTTTTTCTTTAAGGTCTAATTCACGCATACCTTTTTCTAAGTTTAACTGTGCGTTAGTGTCGTTATCGTTAGCATGAATCATAGCAACCTTAATCTGAACCTCTCTATCTTTCTCTTTGTTTTCATCATCTCTTTCCATCTGCTCCTGAGCTTGTTGAAGTTGCATTTGTTGTGCCTCTTGTTGAGCTTGCTGCTGCTGTTGTTGCAACTCTTGCATTGACTTTTCAGCAGACTTAATTTTAAGTTTAATTTGTGAGAAGTTTTCTGCATCAAACATTTCTGCAATAGTAGATGCTGGAACACCGTTTTGTACCATTGATTGAGACAACTGTTTAATTTGTTGTAGCTTGTCTTGGTCTTTACCTGAGTCGGATAAAAATACCCCATATTCAGACTCCATATGCTCCATACTATTTATATCTAAGAAGTCTGTAGTACCATCAGGCATTACATACATAGACTTTTTACCAGTTAACCAAGCTTCTTTAGAATAATCTAGCATAGCTTGCAAATCTCTTTGTTCTAATCTATTAAACTTACGGAATAAATCTTCTGTAATATGTGAGGATTGTACAATAGCTTGTTGTGAGGTACCTTTACCTTCATAACTTCCTACTTGCCCCTGTCTTTGTCTGTTTACTCCAGATAGCTTTTCCCATTCTTGCATTATAGAGTCTAATAAAACAATATACTGTTCTATAGTCTTAATAGAAAGATCCATAACTGTTTGATGTTGTGGATTTAACTGTATGCCTTCTTTGTTATAGTCAACCCATGCAATACCCGTGCCCTCTACAAAATACATAAACTTATCCATGTCCCATTTCTTAGGGATCATGTTAATGTCAAACTGAGCTATCATATCTTTACTTTTTGATATAGCTAGTTCTAATCTATATTTGTAAATGTTGTAGTTTAACTGGTAAGGTATACCAAGCTTAACTAATGACACGTTAGTAGAATTTATATTAGAATATTTCCTACCGTTAATTGGTAACTTACATGTAGAGTTGTTATCTAAAGAGTTTCTTTGATTAACGCAAGGATGTATCTTTACATACATTCTACCATCAATTCTAGTTCCTTCCCACACTTCGTTTACCCAATTCCATTTTAAAGTAGCCCCTATTTCTTTTAATTCTTGAGGCATTCTAAACCCATCTTCTATAATTTGCTCTTCTATAGTTCCTGTTTCAGGGTTAGTAAAAGTTAAAAATCCTATTCTTTTTCTAGACTTCCAATACACATTAACAACCTCAATAAGCCTGTTTCTGTACGAGTTAGGGTCTTTATGATGTGATGACGCATATAAATAATAAGAATCAGACTCAGAATGAGCAGGCTCTTCTAGCGCTAAGACTTGATCTTCATTTAAATACTCATAGTAAGTGTCAATTACACTAGATGCGTGTACAAATTTTCTAACTGTTGCCCAATCACCATCTTCTACAAATTCTAAATCTGGATCAAGATCGTAGTCTACGTCTAAAGGATTAAGTATTTCAAAAAACGGTTCATTGTTTCTTACCCCTCTTTGTGTGTATGCTTCTCCTGCTACTAAAAAATGAAACCAAGCTTTTTGCAGTTTATCGTAAACTTCTTCTTGTTGCATTATATAGTTAATAGCATTTTGTCCCTTGATAGCCCTGTTGTCTACATAACTAACCTCAAACTGTTCTGCAATATGTTCAGGCATTTGTACTTCTTGAGATTCCATACCAGTATTCATTCCCCTAGTATTCATCTCATTTACAAACTGTTGTTCTAAGTTTTTGTAAATTAATTCTTTTTTAGCTTCTTCCTTAACACTAACACTATCTGCATTTTGAACTGTAACAGTGAAATTGAGAGGCCGCTTGGACTTTTCACCAAGTAGAAGATCAATTATAGGTTTAATTATGGGATAGTTACGCATCTGAGAAGGGAAGTTCTTACGGCTTTTGCCATAAGGTTGCAATACGTACCTATAATCAGCCTCATCAATAACACCATTATAGTAATCATATAACTGCTGCATATCATCTCTGTGAGATGACCCAGAGCTACGTCCATTATTAGAAAGTTCAATAAATGATTCTACACATTGTTCTTTCCATAATTTATTTTTTTTGCTTAAAGACAGTTTTTGTCTTGGTATTTTATTATATCCCATAATTTGCAAATTTATTAAAATTTTTAGTACCTAATAATGCCTATTTATTTTTTATTAACTGCTTTATTATATAACATTATTAATAGTAGTTTTTATCGAACCAATTATTAGCTGAATTATCTTCTAATATTTCTTTAACTTCAGCATTGTACAACTCCCTAGTATGGTACATACCAATCATTAAAGACATTACTCTATCAAAGTTACCTTTATGGTTAAATTTAATTAACTCTTGGAGAAGCGCTAAATCATATATTTTGTGTAGGTTCAATATTTGTTCTCCTTGTTCATTTTTAGATCTTACAGAATTTAACCAATCTCTTATGTATATTTCTCCTTGACGTTTTCTAGCCTCAGTCATATGCATACCGTACTGACGTTTTACCGTTTTACTCCTAAGCTCTCTTTTATCCAGCATTTCAAACTCCTCTTGAAGCCTGTGCATTTTTCTATGTCGTTTAGCGTATGCTATTACTTCACCTCTATCATTCTCAAACCCTATTTTACAATTATAATAATCTGAAAGCATAAATAAATTTTTATTATATTCATCTTGGGTGTTTGGCCTACCTACGTAAGAAGCAACTATCATGTCATCAGGAGTAGACACATTGTTTACTCTTTTAACAACATAGGCTGACCCTAAAGACATTGAGTCTGCAGATTGATTTTGTCCGTATGGATCATGACACAATACATACAAATTATGAGGTACTTGTTGCTTTTGATTTTTATATGGGGATTCGTACACAACTATAGCTCCAGTTTTGTCATCATCCTTTCTGTGAGGGTACCTTATAATAGGTCTTAAGTCACCATTAATTTTAAACTGTATTTTATTGTCTTGTCCGTAATAAAGATTTCCTGCCGTACCAATACTTTGCAAGTTATTAGCTTTTATTTTATTATACTGTTCTTGTAAAGATGCTACATCAAATAAATTAGCCGTAACTCTTAACGTTGCTTCTTGTGGAGAGAAAGGGTGCTCTGCAATGTATTGATCTAATGATTTTGCGTCTGCAGCACCTTTCTTTTTGTTACGCATTTCCTCTTCATGTTCTATAGCTTTATTTTTTATAGAATTTCCGTCATCGTCTATAAATCCATCTAAATTTGTTTGTATAGGTATAAAATAACCACACTTACTCCCCATAGACCCTTCATCCCATATATTGTCATAATCCATACAATCATATGCTGCTGGATTATAGAATATTTCTTCCATTGCTTCAAAATTAGATCCTTCTGTTCCACCTGTTCCAAATGCAACCATCATCCCTAATGTTTTTGCTCCTTGCCTCATTGTAGGCATTGTTACTTCCCAAGCTTTTAATAACCCAGGAAATGAACCAGCTTCTTCAAAGAAAACTAATTCACCTGCCTTACCCCTTACCTTATCTGGATTATCTTTTAACGATACCCCCATTATTTGAGACTTCATACCCATCTCAATTTCTAATCCGTTAACCTTCTTTTTATACCCAGACATTTTATGCATCTCCCTGTCTTTTAACCTAGGTTGAGACCATGCTGTGTGGTCATCTATAAATGCTAAGAAGTCCCAAGCTTTAGATAACAGTCCATCACCAATTAAAAATTCTTTTGATGCTGCAAATACAAAGTTTTTTGAATTTTTAATAAAAAAGTAATTACGAGCTAACATTGCCCCAGCTTTATACGAATACCCTTTACGCCTAGCCTTTAAAACAATCATATGCTTATTGTTTGCTCTAGCCTTGTCTATTTCATGAAAATATTCGTGATCTCCATCATAAAATGCAGGGAATGTACGTTCACGACGAGCTTGTGTAGTCCCGTCTGGAAGTGTTTCATCTATTGCTCTATCTATAGGACAATAGTTTAAATAAAAATAATGAAACCCGGTAATATGTAAATCATCTGTTTTATACCCGTATGTACACCGGTTTTTTTCCTCGTCCCAAAAATCATAG